TTAAATCATTCCTTCATCACAAAAGCTATAATATACTCCATCCGTTATTATCACATGGTCCATCATCCGAATGTTGAATATCTCCGCCGCCTTTTTCAACTGTTCCGTTAACTTCCTGTCATCGTTGCTCGGCTTCTGGTTACCGCTCGGATGGTTATGTACCGCTGCAAACTGCGATGCTCCCGTATCAATCAACACCCGCATAATTAATCGCACATCTGCCGAAGTCTGATCTATACCACCTACAGAAACCTGCACTTTCTTGATTATTCGGGATGCATTATTTATCGCCACTACCCAAAATTCCTCGTTACGCAAAGCACCAATTAACGGTTGCATCAGCTCGTATATATCCTTGCTTGAAAGAATTAGCCTACGTTCTACCTGCAGAGACTGCTGTCTCTTATACATTTCTACTGCTGCAATGGCAACTTTTTTACGCCCAGGCGTCAAGGATGCAAACAGTTTATCAAGGTCTATTTCTCCATTATTCCGCTCGATATCGGAAACGATTTGCCTGTTATTGGTAATCTCGTAAATAAGTTCTCTGTCGCTCATATAGCGGCAATCATTGTCAAATAAAGTATTCATGATTTATAAGTTTAAGAGTTAAGAAAGAATTGTTTTACCTAAAAAATAGCCACCTAATACCTCAGCGCCTAACTTTTCCAAAGCACAAGCAAAGCGGGCGTAAGAATGACCCTGCGTCAGTATATCATCAAACAGAAGTACTTTTTTCCCATTGAAAAAGCTGCTGTCGAACTTAATAACTTCAACATCCTGCACCGTCTTACTACTCTTTGACTCATGGATGGCGAGACGTCCGCCCTCTATGGTGATTGCCTTATATGCGTTGCTGCATCCTGTCAGCCGTGCCACTTCTTCGGCAAAGACCTTGTATCTGATTTTATTCTTCTCTGCCGAACTTGCAGGAATACAAACGAACGTCACATTCTCACAATCCGCCCCGAACTGTACCCGTATCTTCTTCGCTACGAGTTCCGCAACTGATACACTACGTTTACCGTCCTTAAAGTCCCATATCATCTTTCTGATTGCCCACTCACGTTTATTCGCCTCGTACTTAGTAGGTAAGTAATCGAAGAAGTTGAACATGAATTTAGACCACTGTTGCCGCCATGCTTCGGGAATGTTTCTTTTTGCTGTCATAACTTTAAAATTTTATGTTGAACTTTGAGCTCGTGGGTGTTAGCCTTTTTATTTGCTGTTTCCCTGATTGGAGCTTTTTTTTTCTGCGTCGCCTGTCGCTACGCGGTATGTTTCGCCTTTTTTACGCTGCATCAAAAGGTGTTGTAAGACACTGGAGCAAGTTTTTCAGAAAACCGTAGGTTCGAATACTACCCAACGGGTGGAGATTTTTTCTGAAACGTCAGCCTGAACTTGAGCCAGTGACGTCAACATTTACCTTTGCAGCACAAAAAAGCGAAACTGCGTGGTGACTGGAGAAAGAAATAAAAGGCGAGAATCAGATAAAGGAAACAGCTGGAAATACATAGTTGCAAACTATACCGCTCTGCCCGGTCTTCCATTGCCAATACAATAGCCTGCGTTGTTGCGGGGAATGGAAGACGGGACGTTTTCACCCGGTTACGGGATTATAATCCGGTAACCTCTGCGTGAACGCAAAAAAAACAAACAGAAAGCACCGCTTTCTACCGCTAAAACGCGAAAAATCCGTGTGGCAAAAATTCGGCTTGATTGTACCTAAGTACATTCATCAAGGCGGGTTTGCCACACGGATTTTTCGCGCGCCTGGTTCCTCATCAGGCGGACTCCCTTTCTAATCAGGGCATTTTTTGAACTAAAAATGTCCTGTCAGAAAAGATATTCCTCTGAATACCAAAAAGAAATCCCATCCCTGCGATAATTATCGGAGGGATGTAACAGCTTGCTGCCCGAGCCGCGCCGTCGTCCCGTTGCGGTCGCAAATGCCGCCTCGGGTCGGAAATATGATAAATTTTTGTTACAAAATGATAAAAATACGTTAATTTTTCGCTATTCCTTACAAATATTGTAAATTATTTTAAATTTCTCCCTAAAACAGCCCTTACCGCCCCCTCACGCATCAAATCCCACCCCTTACGATACCCTTCATATAAAAAGCCCTGCCATCCTCACGGACAACAGAGCTAACCCAACAGTAAAGAAAGAAATGATCAAACCACAGAGGCAGCGGATGAGCTTCGTCCCCTATCCCATACTCGCACAAACTCTTTTCGCATGGTGAAGTACTTCAGGGCATCCGTCAGATTCGTAGACTCTTTAGGCAGCCTGTGCGTAGGTAACTTATCTCCGGTCTTGAGCTTCACGGTAATGCTCGTACCAGTCTTCTCATTGCTCTTGATGGCCGTTCCGGTTACTTCCATCTCAGACTTGAGGTTCGGGCAATTGTACTGGTCAATCAACAGAGTGAAAAGGTTGCGTGCCAGGTTGCCACTGAGCAAGTCCATGAAGAACCGATATTCCATATTGCTACCAATATTCCCCTGCCCCAAAGACATGAGCTGTACCTGCCACCCCGTGCGCTTCCCATCCGCATCAAACTCAATATTCTTCTTGATCTGTGTCGCCATATCAGCAGACACCTTCTTATAGTTATTCATTGACCGGTCATAATACAGCTTCAGTATCTTACGCTTGTGCGGGCGGAAGTAATAAAGAAACTGGTCTGCCAGCTCACGCACGCTATTAGGTGGAAGCGTGTACAACTCCTTCAGTATGCGCATTACATTGCCATTACGTTGGCCGAATACCATAGACAACATATTGCCGGAGTCCATACCTGCCTCTAATGGTTTATTTTTATCCAGGTACCGAAGAACGGAGCAATCTGGATTCCAACCGAACTCATGCTGCTCAATCACGTCATTCAGGAAACCATCCGCATAGAAATGCTTCATTGCCAGGTTGCAATAAAACATCTGGCTGGCCTCCAATTTCGGAATAACGGAGAGCACATTGCAAAGAAGACCTTCCAGCCCTTCAGCAAATTCATCGCTGAACCAATCTTCTCCCAACACGTCGGCATTCACATAGGAGGAGGAAATAAAGAAAAACGACGTGCCCCGGCGAGTCTTTATCCAGCGTTCTTCCCACCGTTTCATGTTCTTGCCAGCAAGTTGCATCGAGCGTTCGGCAGCATCCAATTTCGCAGCTAAAGATGTGTCTGAACGATAAGCAGCTTTCAATTCCTTATATTTCTGCAAACAGGCTACATATTCTTTTTTCGTCTCATTGTAGACAAAGCCAGCCCGCAACATCAGCAATATTTTTCGCTTGTCATTCTGTTTGGCCAGCTTCAGTATCCAATCGTATTCACCGAGATGGTTCGGGTCCGGCATATCCGTTGTCAGTGTACGGCTACGATACCAGACGCTATCGCCATACTTCACGCGGAAACCACGAACCGCCTTCAGCAAGTTCGTGAACTTCTCTTCCGGAAAATACTTCACCTCATCACCGAAAACACCGACATAGGAACGCCCGGCACCAATGGACGGCCTATCGAGCGAGATAAAGGTAAAGTTAAAGCCGGTATAGAATACCATCGTGTTGCGCCAGTCTGTACAGACGTTATACATGCGGTCTTTCCACTCCTGAGGCGGCTCCTGGTTAATCACATAATGGATACCCATTTCCCACCCTAACATCGAAAGACCGTCGATGAGAGACGGGATCACGTTTTTGTGCAAATCTGAGTAGGTATCAGCAACCCAAGCGAACGGCGCACCCTGACAATCCAAAGCAACTTCCTGCACACGTTCGGCCAAGACCTGTACAGTCTTAGCAGAAGCACGCCCGGCAATCCAATACAGGGACCAGGGCATCATTATAGCAATGAGCTGCGCCATCCAGTTGGAGAAGCGCACTTCTACCTCATCCGATATCTTTAGTTTTTTCTTCCTGGTCATTCAGCATCTCCTCAAAGTCAATATCTACAATGTTAGCGTCACGCTTCAGGCGTACTTTCTCCCTCTCAGGAAGGTCAACAGAATCAATCTGAGCAGCCAGTATCTGGCGGTTCGCCGCATCCAGTCCCACCGCTTCCGGATTAAGGTCGTATATCTTGATGGGTTTTTCGTCTATCTCTTTCGGCTTGACCGGATCAGGCTTATCCAGTTGTTTGATTTTAGCCGCCTGTATGTTGAGATTGCCGTACACCTCCATATCTTTGGAGCTGACGGCATTTTGCAGAACTACCTGAGCAGCTTTCATCAGGTTGTCGAACATCATGTTGCGATGAGCGTTATTCTCAATGGTATCATTGAGGTAAAACAGGTTAATCGCCTCACTGTACATCTTCCTGGCACGCAGCCGCTCAACGTTGAACGGCTCGTGCATCAGGAAGGCAATAGCGTTATCCTTGCCGTACTTCCGGTTTATACCTACAAGTGCATAGAGGGTATTGTAATAGTCCAGTTCATCAGCCGTCAGCTCCATAGTGCAACCGGACGCTATGTAGTCCTGTAATGTGTCAAAGTAAGATTTATCGAACATCATCCTATATCATCAAAGAAAATTTTGTTAATGGAATTGCGATATCCCGTCGCCTGACGGAATTTATCAAACCGCTGCGCCTGCGTCACATTGTCTCCGGTTTCGGCACTGGCAGACATTGCCAGCCCCTCTTTAGCCCGCTGCACAAGCTCGCCACGTTCATAGTGAAACTTCAGCGGAGAGCCAACCAGGTTGAAGTACCAAAGAAAATCATTCACCGGAACATTATAGTACATGGCAATTTGCTTCGGCTCATAGCCGATGCCTGCCAAGTGTTCAAACTCATCCATATCAATCCGGTCATACCATGGCGGTTCTTTACGCCATTTGACCAATTCGTCCGCTACGAAACTCATATACTTCTTTGTTTTTTAAGAAAACATATTGTTCTTCCATCGCATTCTCACCATAATTGCCTGAACCTTCGACCACGAAGAAACCTGTGGATGTGTCCAGGCAGGTTATTTTTTTGTGGCTCCAGGCGAATGATAATTCAATCACTCCATCCTGATGGAGCTGCACCAACCGTTCAAAAATCTTCGGCATACGGAACTTTATCGTTTCCGAGATATGCAGGTGGATGCTGCCTATCAATTCCTTTTCGCGCCATCTCAACAAAGCGTTTATAATACGTTCATTGGTGGAATACGTGGCGATATAGAGATGATTAACCCGTCCGGCATACCTTATCAAGTAAACGATAAAAGTAAAGGCTGTGAAGCTCTTTTTCGTTTCAATGAAAAAAGCCTCGTTATCGTCGGGCAGACGCCCGCACAATTCTTTCAGACTATTCAGTTTGAAAGCCAGTATGGTTTCAAACCGTCTGGAGAGCAGGCGGGAATCTGTCATTTCCTGCCTGAGTTCCTTCAGGCTGAAGTAATAGCTCATTCCAGTAGGCGATTGATATCATTCAGTTCTTTCTCATAACCGGCTAACCTTTCCCGCCGTATCGGGTCCAGGTGCGGTTTATCTCCCTTCGCTATCTCTGATTTGACGCGCCAAATGTTGTTTTCAACCTGGCGCTGGCGACGGATCAGTTCCTTGACCGGTAACTGAAGAAGCTCGCTTCTCCGGCGAAACTCCGCGAATGCAGGATGTTTCCCCAGCAGAGCATGATGCACCTTGTAATAGTTCAGCTCTTCCCAGATCATACGGTTCTCAATGTAGTTGTCTATCAAATCCCGACTGACATCCGCACATTGCTTCAGCGAAGTACAATCCCTGAGTTGTGCGTGTAACCGCACATACGCATGATACTTGTTAAACTTGCGGGAAGCAAGCGTCTCCAGTTCCATGGGGCAGTCCGGATCATTCAGGAAAGCGAACTCTTCACGGAAAGAACCGAACTCTTTCCGTGAAGACAGTTCCGGCAGTGCTCTTCATTCCTCGAAGATGGACGGCTCCGGGAACATCTGTTCCAAGAACTTTTCCAACCAGGCAGAATGTCCGGTAACGGTATTGTTCAGGAACACTTTTTTCTGGAGAAGTTCTTTTGCTTTCTGTTCGTTCGGATTCCGGGATACAATAGGCAGTAGGAATTGGTCTGTTTCCCAATCCAAGACAACAGGATATGCCGGGAAAGGCTGGAAATTGAAATAGAGAGATGAAAACAACACTCCCGATTCTGCTTCCGGGAAACGTTCCAGCATATCATTCAGTCTAAACTTCTCAAATAAAACAGGGGTATGAGTACCATAATTCAGTTTAGGTAATCCGAATTTATCCAGCAGCATAACGGTACGGCTCATATTCTCGGCATACGTACCTTTGAATTTTTCCGGCTTCAGTTCACCCAAAACCTTTGGTATCTCTATATGCGCCAATGATACCCGATTAACCAGGTAGATGTCATCATTCGTCCAAATGAAACTCTCTGTCACTTCAGGCGATTCAATGGCCAACTTCAATTTCTCCATGGTATCAATCTGCGGATTATCGGATGTACGCTGATGTTCAATGACAGTCACTTCTTCACTGAACCAATCTTCGCGATCACCGATAATCACCAGATTAGCGGGAAAGCAAGTCTTTTCATACCAGGAACGAAGGGTGAAAAGCAACTCTCTGCCTTGAGCAAATTCTTTGCAATAAGGAATTACCACCGTTGTGTGATCCTGGGCTTTTTTTTCCAGTACTGGCGATTCATCAGCAAGGGCATCACTTACCTGTACTGATCCGGATTCATTCACCTGTATTTTCACAGTTTCTACTGTTTCCACTTCTTTCACGTCTTTAGATTTAGACGATGTTTTTTTTGTTGTCATAGCTTTAATTTTTTAAAAAGAGACGTATGCCAAAGCACACGCCTCTCACCACATAACCTATCCAAAACCAAATCACAATCCACTACCACCGGACCCGGCAGTCAAGCCCAGAACTGCATTGATTTCTGCATTATCAGTTGCAGGAATCAAAGACTTTTCGATGCGCCCAATAGTAGCACCGCGCAATGAAGCTGCAAGATTGATCGTATTCTTTGCACCTTCTTTGCTGTCCTGGCTATCAGCCTTAGACATCTTCAACGGGGTGCATGGTGTACCTGCTATCTTAGCATCATCACCGGAACAATCCATAACGATGGCTCCCATGTCTTCATTGATATTGTTGTTAACAAACTCATCCAGTTCAATTTCGGTACCAGGATGTTCAAAATCCACATGTTGGATAAAACCACGTGCATCATCTTCCCCCTCACTTATATGATAGATGTTGATGGTGGAGTCTGTTGCATAAACAGCAATAGGCTTTTTGCCTGTTGCCATCTTGAACTTGGTTACACGCACCCCTTTCTCATCACGCTCGTGTTCAGCTACATCTTTCCAGAGAAAGAGAATGATAAACGACTTTTTACCCTTCGGGCGACCGGCATTCGATGACTTCTTAGGCACCGATACCATTTTATATGCTTCATCAGCCATAATAAACCTCCTTAATTTTTAGATTAAAGACCTCCACTTTGCGAATCGGAAGAACTTCCCGATTCTTCTGACCCCGGTGCAAGTTTATTAACTAATTCTGTCGGCAAATAAGCAAAAATCGCTTCTGCCAACCAGAATCCCACACCTTCACGCCATTCTCCGTAAATCTTGGCCGCATAATCCTGGGTAGCCATACGCAATTTCTGATTCTGAGGATTACGAGACATCAAATGACGGAAATTCTCTTTAGGAGTAATGAAGAAAGCACCGGAACCGCGCATTCCCTCAAGTCCCTCAAATACAAACTTCGTATAATCAACTTTCACCTTTTCACCATCTTCATTCTTGGTGGTCTTATACTTATCACGATAAGCACGGGAATATTTCAGAATGAAATCCGGGTCTGCATGAATAGTCAACTTCTTATTCTTATAAAGCGGAGCCACCTGATCAACCGCATTCTCCACATCCGTCACAAGTGCATCTCCTGTCCCAAAGGTTTTACCGTCAAACAACAAATTAATACCTTCTTTATTACCACCTTGTTTGATACGGCACAGTTGGGCAAGATAACCGTCACATACCTGGTCCGCATCGTTTGCTACGAACTTGCCATCTTCACCCTGTGTCGGTTCCTTATACTGTCCCACAGCAAAAGCCATTTCACGCTCTTCGTCCAATTTGGGTTTAACCAACTGTTCAATGATATAACGTACAATAGGCATGTCTTTCGGGTCAAGATTTTCATCATACAGATATCCGAGAACCTCATCGATCAAGTCAGAAGGGATAATCTCAACATTGATCTTCATCGGATATTGTTTGATTGTCAACGGAGTAAACTTCGTTTTGCCCTTAGGGGTCCATTGCGGTGTAAATGATTGCAAAACAGATGTGATATGAGAGTGCGTCGCACGAACCTCAAATTTATCTGTAATCATAGTCGTCATATACTGAAGGGATGAAGTCGTTCCCATCAGCGAACGGAAAATCTCCATCTTTTGAGAACTGATATAACGGCCAAACTCTTTATGCAGTTCTTCCGTATCAATGGTGTCATTTCCCGTATATGAAGCAGCTTCCGGACGCCCATAATGAGCAGCTTCAAGATATTTGTTCATGTTCAACGACATGTCCGGCTTAAACGTTTTCGTCATATCAGTATTTCCTTCCACATGAATACCTGCATCCTTAGTCTCCTCTTTTCCCAACTTGGCAATTTCAGCATCTTTCTCTGCTATCTTAGCATCTAAAGCTGCAATCTTCTCACGAGCCTCTTTCAGTTCCTTGGCATTTTTATCACGATCTGCCTCCAGCTGCGCCTTCACTTCATCGGTAACGGCTTCCTCAGCAGTCTTACCACTTTTTTCAAATTCCTCCAGGTCTTTTTTAAAGACTTCGAGGAATGGCTTACCGTACTTTTTCTCCAACTGCTCTTCCTGCGTAGAAAGAAGAACAGACTTACCGTTCTTGTCTTTCGCAAACGCGGAAATATTCAGGAGTGAAAGTACCACACTCATCACTTTTCCAAACATAACTTTACGATTTAGAATTAATATATTCGTTAATACATGCCTCTTGAGGTATTTCTCTTGCCCGCTGGATTGCAAAGTCCAAAGTACCGATGGCATCGGCCAGGCCCATAGAAATTGCATCCTTTGCGTAGAACATACGTCCGCGCAATAAACCTGCCGCATCCAGCTTCAGCTTATTACCACGATTCGCCTTCACGTTCTCCTGGAAGTCACGTGCCAGCGGGTCCAGTTCTTCTTCTTTAATCATCTCATACTTGCCTTCCTTAGCCATTTCAAAGGGAGCATTCTTGTAATCCGATAGATTTGAATAAATGGTATGGACTTTCACACCTTCACGCTCGTAATACTTGGCGTAATCCGGAAAGCTCATCATCACACCGATTGAACCGAATTCGGAAGATATCTGATTCGACGCTATGATTTCATTGCTGTATGATGCAATGTAGTAAGCCGCAGAAGCGCAGAGGTCACAATGCGCTACTACGGACTTACCCTTTGATTGCGCATACCGGATGGCATCAACCAGCGGAGCGATGGCATCGACACTACCACCGCCTGAGTCTATATCAAGCAAAACAGAAGAAATATTCGGGGATTCCGCAGCCTGACGGACAATATCCGCCAATTCGGTAGCACCATAGCTGCAATAGGTACCGTACTTCAGTAGGGTACCATGAATAGGAATAATGGCCGTGCTGTCTTTCGGAGCGTCAGAGAAACCGTTCCCGGATTTCGCTTCTTTCGCACCGGTGGAGAGCAGAACCGGTATAGGTTCTACATCGGAGCGCTTTGTTGCATCTTCTTTCGTGATGCCGCGCTCCAGTAATTTATCAACCAGTATAAGGTTGGCTTCCACATCGCGGAAAGAGATGAACCACTTCCCACGGCAGACCGCACTATATAATGAAGAAAATGCCATTGTTTTGTACCTTTTAAATCTGGTACAAAATTACAATGGCAGAAACCGCTTAAAAGGACTCTAAAATCTTGGCAGGTTCGGGGCTTTCCCGTTTGAAAGAGAGGGTTATAGAGGCAGGCGTACCACTTCTCTGCATGGTCAACAGTACCGGAAACTGGTCAGTTCCTACCACCTTGATATCTCCATTGGTATGCCGCAATCTTATCAGACCGTCACAACGACATATATTACGCAGTAGTGCCACAGCATTCTCTCCGGTATCTGTCACTACCGCTTCCAGTTCCTGCTCCACTACATCACCGTTGCCTTCTTTCTCTTTGAATTCACCCGAACTGATTGAAATTTCATGCCAGGTACCCGATATCTTGATGATAGATTCTCCCGGATGATTCACGACCGTTGCATCGGTCATCGGAATAAAACTCATGCCGCAAATCTGCGACCGTTTATTTTCAATACTCATTTTTACTTAAAAATTAAGAGTTATTTTTCTGAAAATCTGTTTTTTACTTAATAATTAATCTGCTAAAAAAGATTAAGGAAACAAGGACAGCTGGATATCACGGTTCACCTCTTTAATCATGCGCTGCCGGTTGCGGTAGTCGAACTTCTTGACTGCATCGTAGTTGATGGCATTGTTCTTAATATTGTATGCCATCAAGAAAGCCCGTACTATCTTGTCCTGCTTGTATCCCTTCTCATAGCCGGTCACAAAGTACTCACGCACCCGGATACGAAAAGAGGCCTCAATGTAGTCTTGAAGCATCCGTTGCTTCCACTCCGGTATGTAAATGAAGTTCTCTTGCAGGATGAAGTGGTTCCACTCCTGAATAGGGAGGTAAAGGGTTATCGGATTATCCTTAATGGGTTGCTTTGGCGGACGGTCAGAAACGGTAATCATCGCCTGAATGAATTTGCCAATGTCATTGGCGGCGGTCACCTTTATGCCATTATCTTTATGCGTACCACCAAATTCATGGTACAGATAATCATGTAAATAAGGCTGAAGCTCTATCGTTACGTTAGGTATCATCATCTAATCATTTGATTTACATGCGAATATACAAATAAATTCAAAAGTAAGCAACAGAAACAAGCATTATATCATTTCAAAAATATAGGCACATTTTGCGTTCGACAGCTTCTACACTTTCTACAAATATGATATATGTCTATAAATCAGTAATATAGCAGTTTTTTAATAGACAATTTCTTGTAGAAAAAGCTTCTATATTGTTCTACTTTGTAGAAGAAATATAGAAAACAGTCATTTTGTAGAAAATTGTAGAAGCTTGTAGACTAATATTTTTATGGTTAAACATCTCATTATTAATATTGTAGAAAGTGTAGAAAGTGTAGAAGCTATTTTCTTCCCAAATAAAACTGCCTATATATCCCCAAAAGAGCATGAAAAAAGGGCGCATCCGCTTCACAGCGTCCACACCCTCGACAATGATAAACATGCTCTAACTAATATCTAAAACTTTGTTGCTGCGGCTCATTAGGCTTTATCGGCTCCTCTGGTTTATTGGTACCACTGTCGCCCGCCGCATCTGTGTCTATCTCCAGATTGATGTTGTAGTTCTCCATGATTTGCTCGTAATCAAAGCACATCGCCTGCTCGGTACTGCTGGTAGACCTGAACTCACGCCCGCCGCTCTCTGTCTCTATCGCTTTTTTCACTTCCACTCCTTTTTGAATGTTCTTGAAGCGCACCGAGTTTTTCACTCCCATATATTCTTTGGAGTTCTCCAGATAATATTTCAACGACTCCGGAGGAAGTGCCGCATCTCCCACCTGCTTAGCGAATTTCTTGTAAAGCATAAAGATGCGGTTCTTGCGCATCTTCAGTATCGGGCGTGGTCGCACGAACACCATTTCATTTTTGACCAGATTTGATTTGAATTTCTTTTCGTAATCGATGCGGTAGTCAGCCTCGTTGAATATCTCACCATCCTGTAACAGATAGGAAACCACATTCCAGAAGTTGGCCAGCTCGTTATTGCTACGGCATTCCTGGTTTTGCCGGATGATACCATTCACTGTAATATCCAACATCTCTTTATAGGAAAACGGCACATCGACCACTGACTCCATCGTGCGGAAAGCAGCCAGCGGTATCACCCAGTTACGTTGAATACGGTCTTCGATGTTCTCTTTCTCCAGCCGGGCGTTGAGGTCGGCCATGCACTGACGATAGTTCGATGAGAAATCAGCCTCCATCTTGCTTCGGTGGCGCAGCAACTGCAAAGTCAGATGCGACAAACCCATGTCACGGATAGCCTTGCATTCATCGAACGCTTTTTTCTCGTTATTGGAGAAGGTTGTTTTGTTGAACGTCAGATAAATCAGACGGGAGAACAACGCAATGTCGATAGTCGGCATCTCCTGACCGGACAATATCACACCACAGTCTACCGAAGTGATTTCTCGCTTCTTATCTCTGTCCATATTCATGCGGCTTCGCCCGGTACCGTCCCACAAGCCCTTGAGGAACTCCCGTTTGTCTATATCAATGGTATTCTTATACTCATCGATGTGAACCAAGGCATTGGCGCACTGAGCCACCGTATCACTCATGGCGGCAATCGTGGCATTCTGGATATTTGGGGGCGTATTCTTGATGATGAAGAAAGACATCAGGCTATGACCGAGTTCAGACTTTCCTGAACCTTTGGGTCCGAACAGGTTGAGAATGGGAAAGCTTTTAGTCTGTCCGGCTATGACATCCCGAAACAGCGTAGCTATCAGGAAACAGATGCCTACTTTGGCATTATCGCCGAACACCTTGATCAGTTTTTCAGAGTATTCAAGCATCGGTACCGCACTGAAGTTCGTATGAATGAATTTTCGCTCAAATTGAAACAGCTTCACCTCATCCAGGTATATCCTGCTGCTTCCCGGAAGGTAGTAGTTGCCGCCCTTGAGCCGGACGATGCCGTATTCATCCACCGGATGCCATTCGGTATCGAAGCATCCGTTGCCAAACGCGAAGAAACCTTTGCGCTGCCAGCCGAGTTGCGTGATTTCGGTGGCTGTCTCGGTCTGCTCATAAAGGAACATCTTCAGCTTGGTCAGTTCTTTTTCAGTGGCCAGCCAGATGTAGTTACCCAGTCCCTCTACCTTTTGCTTGAACTTGGATAGTGATACCAGGTCTTCTTGTTTCATTTCAATAATCTCTTCTTGCCTGTTTTGGTTCTTGATTTTATAAAGACGCTTCGGAAGCATCGTGTCTTTGATGTGGAACATCGGCAGCATGATGAAGTTGCTCCATTGCACCGCCTTGCCACTGTCACCGGCCAAGGCGAAGTATGAGTTGAATTCTTCGTAGAAACCGTACTTCTGATAGAGGTCCCGGTCTATCTTTTTGCTTTCATTGATTACCCGCTTGGCTTTATCCAGTTTCTTGGCCCGGTCGATGGTTTTCTTCCAAAGGTTGCCGTCTTTGTAGTGCTCCTGTAACTTTTTAAGGTACATCGACTCCTTCACTTCGTCTTTCACCATGACCACCATGTTGCAGATGGCATTCATCGCTTCGCTGGTATCGTCCGTTGTCTTTATGTCCTGGAAGATGTAGCGAGCATACCATAAGATGAAGTCCTCTTCTTGGAGAGCGTCAAATTTGGGCTTGTCGGTGCAGTAGCTGTCCGGGTCGTTTTTGGAGCACGCCTCTCCAGGCGGCAACTCCTTGACCGATACTGACAGTCCGCATTTCATGGCGAGCATCCCGTTGCGCATCACATTCTTCACACCGGCTCCCAACGTTTCACCCTCTTTGGGCGGATCAGCATCCGGCAGGAAGCAAAGTTTGGTAGCGTACTTTTTCAACTGTTCAAACTGCTCTTTGGTCCAGTCTCCTCCCAATGGGGCCACAGTGTTGTGTACGCGGATGCGCTGAAGCTGCATCACGTCGGGTCCACCCTCCACCAAGTAGAATTTATTCTCTTTGGTCCCCTGACGTATGGCCGTGTCAATGCCGAAGATAGATTCCCGCTTGTGGTAGATGTCGTTCTCGGCAGAGTTGAGATACTTGGCAGCCGTCTTGTCACCTGACATGTCACGGGCAGTAAAGCCGATAACCCGGCGGAATCGGTCCCGTATGGGGATAACGACACGATTACGGTAGCCGTCATACGTATTTCCTTTCTCGCCCTCCTTCAGCAGTCCCATTTCTTTCATCAAGTCGATGGAAAGACCGGAGGAGCGGGCGAATGCCAGCAAGTCATCCCATTTGTCAAGCGCAAAACCAATGCTCATTTCCTCGGCGTATTCCAACCCCCAACGTCCCTTAACGTATTCGGCAGCCGTCTTGTTATCCGGATTGAGCAAATTTTTTCGGAAATGCTCGGCACATCTTTGATTGATGACAAACATGCTTTCACGTTTCATCCTCGCCTGTTCCTGTTCCGGTGTCAGCCGTTCTTCTTCTACGGTGATGCCGTATCGTTTGCCCATCGTGTGGACAGCTTCGGGAAAATTCATCGACTCGTGTTCCATCAGGAAGCTGAACACATTGCCGCCCTTGCCGCAACCGAAACAGTGCCAAGTGCCTCGCGCCGGACTGACCACAAACGATGGTGTCTTCTCCTGGTGTAACGGACAACATGCCTGATAATTGGAACCTTTCTTTTTAAGTTCCACATAGCCAGAAATCACATCAACGATATCAGCCCTGTCAAGGACTTGTTCTATTATTCTATCATCTATCATTGTCATATATATATGGATGGCGTTATCTCCGCAGGATGACAGCGCCTTGTTCTTCGATGTAGTAGCTGTGTATGCCATACGTACCGAATTCTTCGAGAGTGGCATCCACACATTTCATAAAGAGGTCGTAGTTCTTCGGATGGACCTCGTCGAGCACCCGGAAGGTGTGCCCAGGCTGCATGTCATACAACATGAGCCACACCTTGTCATAGTATTCCGTCAGTTCATTCCACCCCATGGAGTCTGCGTACCGTTGCATCCAGGTATTGTCATCGGGTATGTATTGAAGTAAGTTCATGGCAAAGCATTTACAGTTCAGTGCAAAGGAATGAGTTTACAGGGTAGCTATCAAGGACGAGGTTCAGGCAGTCGACTTATACCGTCTAACAGACATTGCATCAGCAATATATGTAAGCCCCTATCGTCCTTGTCACCCGGAGTTTGCAACTCCATGTTCAGACTTTGCTGAAGATAGTTCCTGTCCGCCTTCAGCTTCAGCAGCTTGCCATTCTCACCTTTGATAGTGACCGTGGCATATTCTATCACGCTACCAAGTTCTGAGGCATCCAACCATAAATCCGGCTTCTTATGAAGATTCAGCCGACAATATTGATGTACCTTGCAACTCTTGCGAATAAGTTCTATTTCTGCGATTGTCGCTATTTGATTGGTACGCAGAATGCGCACTTTCTGACCTTTTTTCATTGTTCTTCTTTTTTTATTGTAATTAAGCAAGGAGATTCGTTACAGAAGTTAAGTAACGCTTCGCCTCTTCTTCGTTATATTTATCAAAATACTTATCTCGCGATTCTTCATTCTTCATGCCTAACCTCATAGAGTAACTAATGCTATCAATCCATGTTGTTTGAGACACATAGAATTTTTCTTCTTCATCGTCATAGTCTTTCATCAGCAATACCTGATGATCTTCCAGTTCAAATAATCTTGCAAATTTGTTCATATCTACTTTTGTTATACGTTAAATGTAAGTCACTTTTTTATTCGTAGTGGCAATTTTAAGCACCTTGTATTCGGTCAATGAAGACGCTTCTTTTTGTAGTTTAGCACATCGTTTATCAGCATCCCTCTTTGTTGTAGGTTGGCACATTGTTTCCACGTGCCAACCTCGGAAATAACGTGCTATGACATACTGCTTTTTCATATATAATTTTATTTGAAATAAGTACAAGCATATACATCAGAAGTTTCACCGAAGCTAACCCTTACACACATTTCAGCACTGCACACAAATGGTTCTTCGCTCATAATTGTACCAACAAGTCCGGTGTTCTCGTCAAGAACCTGCTCACCCTTAATCATTTTATCCAATTTGTCTTTAAACTGATAACTGGTAAATACCTTCAGTTTTTTGCCGGAAGATTCATAACCTAACAATCCAGTTTGAAGTCCATTAACTAATTTGATAACCTTATCTTCTATCTCTCTCCGAGATATAACTTTCTCAAATGTTATTTCCTGCACACATACATCAGGAAAACTTTTCTTAAAATCTTGCTTTTTCATTTTATTCTTTTCTTTATTGTTATGAGCCTCCCAAATCCGAAGGGGAGGCTCCCGTTTATTACTTCCTAAAAAACATATCTCCTGAGATACTTCTTGCCGTGTCGTCATTTGTCAGACGGATGTATCGGAAGAAGTTTTGTTCAGTACGATGCCCGGTCAGTCGCATGATTTCCAGCGTTGTCATTCTGCCAGTTAGATACATGTTGGTGGCTGCCGATCGTCTTGCTGTATGACTACTGATTAATTCCCACTTCTGACGGGTGACCGTTATCAGTTTGCCACCTTTGGTCAATGAATAAGTAACAAGGTCATTCAGACCGATCTCTTTCATTATCACTTTCAGGTATTTGTTGACATACTGAATACACAAGCCGCAAGGAATAACACCGCCATACTTAGCATAGATTTCTTTCACGTAATCGTGCATCGGTATCTTGACATCTACATTCGTCTTCTTCGTTCGCTTCACAATATATCCGTTCTGGAAATTATCTTTTGTCAATGTAGAATAATCCGAATAACGCAAAGCCGTAAGGCAACCAACAACAAACAAGTCTCTGATGCGCTCCTTAGCTTTCCTTCTATCCTGTTTCAAAAACTTGTAGTAGTATATTCTTGTGATTTCATTCATCGACAAGAATACCGCATTCGTCTCCTCCAGCTGCATATCAATCTCATCATAAGTCGAGTCAACTGCGTAATTATATTGCCCTGCTCTGCGTACCATAGACTGAGTTTTTAGTATATATCCAACAATAGTATTATGCCGTAAGCCTTGGCTTTCAAGGTAAATAATGAAGTCCTCCAGAAATTCTGCTGTTACAGAGTTGGTGAATATATCACAATCATATTCCTCAGAGAATTGCCTTAGGTGCTTTATTATTGCATCATAAACGGCGGGGTATTGTGCAGACTTGCGTCTGGATTTCTTTTCGACTACCTCACGGATGAAGTCCGCAAAATAAACGCCTTCGAGCGGTTTGCTCTGCCTGAAATGATTGATGTAGTCCTTCCTCGCTTGGCGAGGCTGAACCAAAGGACATAATTGTAATGCTTTGGCTGTATAATTTTAGGTTAGACAATAAATTCGATTTATAATCTGGCTTATAAGTTTTCCCAATTCATCGGCATACTCATCCGCACAATCCATCTGCACGTGCATCATTTGATTTCCATTTTCTGAAGTAAATGGGAATCCAGTTTGTAACTGCACAGGAAGGTCCTTTTCCGATATCTCAGATTTTAATGCATTTACGACATTAACATCCATATCATATTCCTTAGTTACCATGACCCTATACATTAATAAGATATTGTTCCATTAGCTCCGGCAAGTCCTCTATCAGCCGGACAGCATTTTTATTATCCTCAACACGCAGTATGATGTGACTCATATCTTCATCAATGTTGTTGGATGTTTCTACTGAGGTGTACGGTAGTTTGTTTATAGCATCCACAAATGCCATCCTTCCTTCCAAAGAGAAACCGCAAGTACATACAATCCTTCCGTCAGACACAGGCCTCCGTATCCATACTTTAAACTTATCATCCGGAGAGGATATAATTGTGAATGGTTGCAATTTTTGTTTTTCCATACGTTGCCTATTTATTATTATCTCTACTAAAAATTTGTACCCCAGTAACTTCCTCTATTTTATCTTTTGCCAGTTCCGGAATTCTCGCTAATCCGCCTCTCCAGTTATAAAAAGTATAAATAGGAACTTTACACTCATCAGCTAATTTCTTAGCCATATCAGAGGATTCACACACAGGCAAACTACGCAGATATGTACGTAATGCCATACCATCATTTTTTCTTTTCACTGTTTTTTCTGCCAT